TGTTGTTGTGTTTAATGACGGTGCTAAATAGCTACCCATCAGTATGGTATTGTCAGAGAATACTTCTAAAATAGGTAAACCTGAAATATCATTTACAGAATATAAAGATCCTGACAATGAATCCGTTACTGAGAATAATTCTCCTTGGGAACCTTGTATGGTAAATACTGGTTGCGCTGATCCGGAGCCATATACTGTTAATGTTGGTCCATTTACAGTTCCATTTGAGCTAGAAATATATACACGAGATGCTGTAATATTTTGTGTAATTGATAAACTACCGGAGATAGATTGTGACCCGGTATTGTTTAGTAGTCTCGTCCATCCTTGATAGGAACCACTATTGTAATAGTATAAACCTTCTGTTGCACTCGATGTTATATAAGTCAGCAAACCTTGAGCAGGGCCTGATATGTTTGACGTTAAGTTTGTTCTCGGTGTAAGTAATCCTTTTGTTGTTGATGTTAGTGTTAAAATTGCACTTGTTGCAATTGAAGGATATTGTGTTGCTTGAATACCTACTCCATATCCTGCTCCACTACGTTGTGCAAAAAATCCAGGTAATATAACATCATGATTATTATTACCTGCTACAAACATGTAATTACCAGATGTCGATAATACGGCGCTACCTGCTGCGTCATTACCTACAGCTAATGTAACAAATCTTAAAGATCCTGATGGCGCATCTAACGTATATGCAGGTGTTGATGTTCCAATACCAACCAATCCACTACTAGAAATAAACATTCTCGTAGAGCCACTTGTTTCAAAAGCTAATGAGTTATTATCATTTGTTCCTAGTAAAGCTGCAGCTCCAAAGCTATTTCCGCCTTGTACAAAAGCATTTGAGCCAGTTACGTTGATGAACGATGCTGTTGATGCAAATGATGCTGTGATACTATTAATAGTCCCAGCTGGTGTAGTAATTGAATTTAGTGAGGCATTAGAGCCCGACACTATGACGCGATTCCATGATGGCATATTATATTTCCTTTTAGATTGCGGTTAGATACATACACTTATGCCGTGTGTGCGCCTACTTCCTTGCGGCCAACAATCTCATTTAATATAAATATGATTACTTGATTTTCTTATCCGTCACAATTGCTTTTTGTAAATCTTCTTGCTTTTTCATTTGTTCCGCAGTTAACATCTGAGAAATTTGAGTTAACTCGTGTTCTAGTTTAGTTTGAAGATTTGCTAGAAAGCGTGCATCTTTACCTGCAATTGTTATGAGGTCTAAAGATTGACGCATTGTTTGGATTTCTGGTACAGTAAAATCTATTGAAAAAATATCCATAACTTATTATTTAGTTTGTTCTACGTATTGATTTTGCAATTTAACAACCATGTTATAAAACATTTCAACATGTTCGCCCATTAAGGTTGTTGTTTTTAATGCGTTTAATAAAAATTCAATTTCTTCCGGTGCTAGTTGATTTTCATCTACTGCAGGTGTTGAAATTGCATTTGATAGTTTATTGATTATTCCCATTGTAACTTTATTTTATTTTTAATATAATAAAAATTATGCGTAAATCCAAATTGAACTGTCTGAAGTATTAACATACATGTTACCAAATCCGTTAGTAGCTCCACCATATATTGGGTCTGATGTTGGATTAACATTAGATCCAGAAACTGTAACAACGAAACTATTTGGTGTTACTGATATAGCGCCTTCTGCTACTCCTAATGCAACGCCCCAACGAAGAGTTGTGCCTCCATCATAATAAAATGCACTACCCGAACCTGCTGTGGTACCTTCAATAATAATACCACCTTCTTGTGTTGGTGATACTGATCCCGAACCATGGTTCAATATAATGAATCGATCTTCAACACTTAAATTTGTTGTATCAATAATTGAAGCTGTTCCGTTAACGGTAAAGTCACCAGTTACAATTAAATTATTATTAACTGTGGTATTACCTGTTGCTGCACCAATGTTAATAGCCGTTGCAGCTCCACCAATGTTTAATGTTGTTGCTGTAGTATTAAATAATGCTGCTGTTGTACCAGTTGTAGTAAGAGCGGTGGATGTTGTATTGTTTATTGCAATATTACCATTAGTGATTGTTAAACCAGCAAATGTTGGTGTTCCTGCCGTTCCTAATCCAGTTGCTGTAACGTCACCTGAACTGACACCGTTGGTAGTTAAGGTAGTTGAACCTTGACCTGAACCTGCTGCTAAACTAGATCCAGAAACAATTCCAGCTGGCGTTCCTATTAATCCTGAATAAGGAGCTGTCGATGCAAATGATGCACTTAATGCTTGTGTTGCAAATGATGCTGTTGCTGTTAATGTATTTGTGGTTGCGTTATATGTTAATCCGGTTGAATCAACACGTTGTGCTAAGTTACCCGTTGTATTATCAACAAAGGTAATATAATAAGGACCAGTGCCAGTCGTAGTATCAGTGATTGCAGTATTGGTTGCATTTGTTGCTGTGGTAGCAGTTGTTGCATTACCAGATAATGATGCTGTAACTCCTGTTACTGCAATCTGTGCTGTTAATGCTAAACTATCGCCAGTATCGCCTGTAGTTAAATTACTTGTACCTGCACCAGAACCTGCTAAGTCTGTTACTAAGTTGCCGTATGTAATAAATTTGTTAGCGCCGTCGTTGATAAAGAATTGATCGGTAGTTGCTAAATCTGTTTTTGCAGTGGTAGGGAAAATTGCTGTTGCTGTTACGCCTGTCAACGCTGCACCATTACCTTGGAATGAACCAGAGAATGAACCAGATAAATTAGAAGTTGCACCAGTTGATTGGATTGGCAATGTAGTTGAAATAGTAGTACCATTATCAGTTAATGAACTATTTACTAGTTGACCATTACTAGAATCCCATTTTGTAATAAGGTTGTTAGTTAATGATCCAGCATTTTTCAATGCAACGGTTTGTGCTGCACTACCATTAAATGTAAACGAAGCAATTCCAGAGCCTTGAGTCAATGATGCTAATGTTGTAGCATTCGTTACTCCCGTTAAACCAGCGCCATTTCCTTGAAGTGATCCTGAGAATGAACCTGATAATTGTGTTGTTGCTGGTGACGTTGTAATTTGTTGATTAGCACCAACATTAACTTGACTTAATATCGCAGCCGAACCCGAGACTACTACTTTTTTCCATTCTGCCATGGCAAATCCTATTTCTTTGTTTTTATTTTATTATAAATATTACATTGTTTTATTTTCTAGCCCAATCCTACAAAAAATGATCCGGAAGTGAAATATATTCCACCATATGGTGCCGGGCCAGTTAATTCTGCACTTTGTGTTGCTAATATAACTACACCACTTTGTGATACTGTTAATATAGGCTGATTATTAAAATTTTTAATTATAAAGATACTATTAATATCACTTTTAATTTCTAATGAACCTGTAATTACGGCACTACCACTAAATGGAAATGTACCGCCAGCGGTACTATTAAGTGCATATGATGCAGTTACAGCATAGCTTGAAGATATATTATATAGTGAACCAGTTTGTAACTGTCCTGGTTTAAACTGTCTACCCATTATGTCCACCTACCTTTCACTACAATTACATCCGTTGTTTCAATCGTATATCCTAACGTAGTAGTATTGAATACAATTGATTGATTCGTTATGTCACTAGGTGTCCACGTATAACATGGTTTATCAATATATTGTCCATTAATGTATATATCAAATTCATTTACGGTTGCTACTGTTAAATTTACTGGGTTTGTTGCAGCTAATCCCGTTACAGTTACTGTAGTTGCATTTGAATATGTTGCAATTTTTTCAGTTAAATTTACTAAGTATGCCATTGTTATTGGATCAATTTGCGTAGACGTACTACCATTTGATACAACTAAACTTCCGCCATTAGCAACAAAGCTTTGTGCTTGTAATACTTTTGATGATACATTTGTTGATCCAAATAAATCTCCGGAGATGTCAACAAAATTAGTAAACACAACTTTTTTAATTGAATATGCTTTTTTAATAGTACTCAATCTAGTTTCTTGTTCTGCTAATAAAGTTGCATTAACTGTTAATGGAATTGTTGCTCTAACTAATCTATCTTCTCCTACTGTATTTACAGTTTCAAATGATACAGATCCCATTGATGTAGGAAATTTATTTCCTTCATTCCCCCAAGAAAAACGATTATATGTTATCAATTGATCAACCAATGTTGTTAACTGAGGAGTAAAATCACACCACAACATTAATTCATATTCTATAGTAACATATTTCGGAATATCTACAACATAAATTTGCTGAGATGGTTGTGGTTCATTTTTAGGAATTGGAAACAATTCATCCTCATAACGATTACGTTGATTGTATTTGTCTCTACATACAATTGAATTATCGCTGTTTGGTCGATTAACGTCCAACGTACGTTGTTCATCTCGTTCTACGACGCTTGTTCGTTTAATCATTATCATAGGAGATTGAAGCATTCCTTTTTCATCTCGAAGATAACCTAAGCGTCGTACATTATCCCATTTTTCGCCGTTTGCATAAATAACAGGAACTGGTAATACTTGTTCATTAGTAGTAATTTGTGGTCGTATTTCATTTTCAATATACCACTTCATTGCATAATCAATATCATAGATCGTACGTTTTACATTGCGAATTACATCATCATCGCGACGTATTTGTGTTGATCTATTCAACAACAAATCATCTGTAAGTCCTTCTGTACGATATGGGTTAGGCTTATTAGTTTTTCGATCAATATTTTGTCTATTCAATCTAGGCATTAATGTCCTTTATAAGCCGGTGATGTATTATTGCCACCTTTTCTCAAATTCGTAATGCCGATTGGTGTTTGTCTTGTTGCATGTGCATCGCATAATACTGATACACTATATCCAAATTGATTGCCGTTCGGCCACGTTTCAGGATTTTTACCTGCAAAATATTGATTTGCATCAACATTGTCGATTTCATAATATTCATTGTCCCAGAAAATAATGTCTCCGACTTCTGGATAAAAATCCGCTCGTTCTAAAATATCTCTAGAAATTGCAAATTGACCGGTTCTAGTATATGAATGACCATAATCATCCATACTTGCCGTTTTACCTTCTTTAGTAATAACACAAGGAATTAATATTGAATCATAAAATGATTTTTTTTCTGATTCTCCATAAAGATTGGATGCACTTTTTTCAACAATTAGTTTGAAAAATTCAATTTCAGTATCTATAATTGCATTAATTAATTCAGAATTAATTGCAGCTAAAAATTTTGCATCTCTAATACCACCAAATATTGCCATATGTTCTCTCCCTTATCCAATGTATATTTTTAATGGTACTTTTCCTAACAATTCATGCATCTGCGTTGCTTCTGCATTTTGTCGAGTCATCATTTGTTCTTTTGTCATTTTATCTAAAAATTCTCGCAATTGAGTAATCAATTCGCCTTTTTCAGCTTGGCCTTGTGATACTAAATCAGCACCATTAAGTGTTACTTCGCCATTCGGAATTGGAACACTTGAATATTTATTGCGAATATATCCTAGCATTTCTTTTGCTAATGCAATGCCATATTTAATGATCCACGCACGACCCATATCATTAATATTCCTATATGTTTGATATGTATATGGTATATTTGATGCGTCTGAAATAACATTGTTTAAAAGTGCGGTATTGCCAAATAAAAGTGCATCATTAGTTTTTTCATCATCAAATACAAAATCTATATATACATGACTGAAAAATGGTGTTGCAGATGATGATCCTGTGCCCGATGTAGGAACGGGCCATATTTTAATATCATCTCCGTGTATCTCAAATGTATAATGAGACTTACGTATTTGATCATTAAATTCGATTGACTGCAGTCGGAACAAGTCGGCATTAATTGGCATCATCATGAATGATACTGATGGTGAAAACCCACCAAATCCAAATGAATCCATCAATTGTTGAGACCCTAATCCTGTTCCTACGAATGGGTCAAAATATCTAACAAGTGCTGGCGGTGGATTATGAAGAACTCGTTTAACTTCAATCGATGATGTTGTTATATTAATTCCCAATGACGCAGATACTGCAGCACGCAAACTATATGTTTGCTGACCAGGCACCATATCAATTGACGCAGAATGCCAACGAAGTGTTCCTCCACTGTCGGCTTCATTCCCATATGCTTTTGATAATTTTGTAATATATCCAAATGAATTACCAACAACTGCTCCGGTGAAACTTTTTCCACTTAAAAATGCAGATGCAGTTTGAACACCTAATGTATTCATTAGATTATTAACAATGTTAACTTGATTTACTTGATTTGAATATTCAATAACCGCCGCTTCAAATGCAGTATAAAAATTAATTGCTTGCATTTCAACATCCATTATCGGATATCCTAAATGTTGTGCAGCAGCCTTTGCAAATCGATCAGCGTGATTTTGGAAAGTTGAATCGGTGTCAAAAAAACCAAACGGTGTAGAGCCGGTAGTAAATGAAGAACTTCCTGGCCATATCGGTTTATTTTCACTGTAATCCATTATATTCCTTTTTTAAATATAAATATCAATACGTTTCATTTAGAAGTTTTAAAATTTCATTTAATGATTCGTGACGATGGTTATCTGTTAAAATGATTTCATTAACATATTGTGATTTCGTTAATTTCGGAACTTCATGTACTGCAGAATCATTTGAAAATTTTAAATCTATTTGGTAACGATCTCCCGTAAGTATCATGATACTATCTTTACCTAGCCTAGATACTACCATTTGTAATTGTTGTTTTGTTAGATTTTGAAATTCATCTACAATACAAATTGCATTATCAAAAGTGCGGCCTCTAAAATGTGCTAAAGAAACTAATTCAATATTTTCTTCCTTTTCCATTTTATCTAGTATCTCTGGTTTGTTATAAACCTTACGCATATTGCTACGAATTGGAACTAACCATGGATCCATTTTTTCTTGCAATGATCCGGGAAGAAATCCATTATCTTCATTTGATACCGTTGGGCGAGTCATGATGATTTTATCAATTCTACGTTTAAAAAACATATCCAATGCAATTTGAACTGCTAGCAATGTTTTTCCAGAACCAGCTTTACCTAATAAAAAATTAAAAGGTGTTTCTATGATTTTTGCTTTTGCTTGTTTTTGTTCTTCTGATAACGTTACCGAAAATTTTATATCAGTTTTTGGCGGAGTTTTTTCCTTGTTAGTTGTAGACATTAATAACCTTTTTTTAATTTGAAACTTTTGTTAACGTATTTAATTGTAATGTCATATCCAATAATTCTTCAATTTCAGAAACACATGTATTACGAATAGTTGTAAATGTTTCTTTCGGTGCGTATGGAGTCATTACTTTGAGTTTAATCAATTCTCTATCCGGGCCTAGGTCTTTTTCGATATGTACCATTAGAACTAAACTAATAGCACGTATTCTATCTAATACGTCGATAAGCCGTCCTTTGTAACGAATTGTTGAAAACATTTCATATGTTATGTAATTTGCCATATATCTTTTCTTTTATATAAATATTCAGACAGTAAAAAAGGGTGACCGAAGCCACCCTCTCTTATTGCATTAACTAATTAATTGGTTAAATATTTAATTCAACTAACTACTATAGACTGTTTAATCCGTGTACGTATACTTTTCCGTAGAATTCTGGACGAACTACTTTCTTCGCGTAACGTGTCATAACACCTTTACGTGGAGTGAAGTTAACTGGATCATATACTAATGGAGTCATGATTAATGGAATATACGGACTAAATACCGCACCTGTTTCAAGGAATTGTGATCCTCTGAAGCCCATTAAGATAACATTCTCTAACATGTATGGATTTTTGTATACAGTGTAACGGTTATTGATTGCACCAATTTTTTGTACACCCGCTGCAAATTCCATTTTAGTACCATCTGTGTCAGCTGCAAATCCTGGGATAGACTCAAGGATTGTTGCTACTGCTGGACTTGTTACTAAGAAGTTAGCACCACCACGTAATGTTTTTTGGTGAATTTTATTAGATACTTTTTGA